ACCTCTACATTAGATGCGGTGAGTTCTGAAACGGATGATATATCAACTTGCCCACCAGCTACAGTAAATTCTCCATAGTAGTCATCGCCATCAACAACAGCAACAACAGCACCATTGTTAAACTGTGACGAAACTGTGGCAACGCCAGCGGTAAAGCTAAACTCTCCAGAGAAGTCTAGGTTGGCATTGTCAGTCAATTCCATAAGAATGTACTTGTTAGTACCATCGCCTAGATCATATTTACCTACAGCAAACACTCTTTCATCTACTGTGCAGATAGAGTGGAACTCGCCATTGGTTGTGATCTCAGACCAGCCAGCTTTCTTGTTTACACGATCACTGTAAAGAACAGATATAGTGCCATCGTTGTTTACAAAGAACGCATAAGATTCTGGCCTGTTTAATGCACCTTGAGCAATAGACAATTGCTTTGGAACTTTAATCAGATGAGAGGACAGAACAGACAATGCGCCAGATACATAAGCACCTTCTGAGTCATCGTAAACATACTCACGCACTACATTGCCATTGCGCTGCACATAGATTGTTGATCCATCAAACGGCTTTGGCTGCACATAAGATGCGCCATATGGAGTCTGCGATTTAATCTGTGCATTGATGGGGGTAATAGCACTGGTAGTTAAAGACGGAATATAGAACTCAGATGTTGAAGTAAACAACTGCAGGTCTCTGTTAGAAACAATGTGGCGAATAGAGTTGATCTCGCCTACAGTTGCAGTCAAGTCAAGAGCATCATTGTCAGCACCATTGCCAACATCCCAGTTAAAGAACTGACCAATCTTTGTTGCCCAAATACCATTAGGCTTAGAGTCTGTGCCAGCAGCCCATAAGCGATTCTCGTGGAAACAGATTGCCGTTGGAAAGCCACGGATGCTGCTCCATGCTTGCTCATCCCAAGAGATAGTGGGTGCATGTGTTTCAATCTTTGGAGTGCCGCCACCATCTACTGATTCGGTAGCATTTGCACCAGCTTGGAATACATATCTGTTTTCATCCAAAACATCTACAATAGTCCTAGCACCATTCAATTGGTTTTTGCTAATGCCGCCAACAGTACCAGCATGATCGACAACAATAGCATCACCGATGTTTAATCCATGAGCAACCTGTGTTACCTCAACATCAGCAATACCTTCTGTAGTTTTAAAAGCATTGAAGTCAAGATGAACCTCAAGCTTGTCTTTAATTGTTCCAACCGCTGTTGTTGCATTGGTGTAAGCAGTGATTTCAATCTCATTACCTTGATACCTAATAACCTTTCCAACGTGATCTGACGTAAAGTAATCAGCACTGGTTGTCAAAATTGCACCAGTTCCTGTTGTCTTGTCTACATCAAGAGTCATGCCAAGTGGCTGGAATGGATAGTAGGGCTGATAAATAATATCGTCATTAGCATCCACATCAAATACATATGGACGCACTTCAAATGTAGTTAAGCTTGTTCTTGTTAACATTAAGAAGGCAAAAGAACTGTGAGCGATAAACATAACATCGCCAGCTTGAACAAAGCTAATCTCTTGTAGGATGCTGTCAGTAATTGGCAAGGTAACAGCATCTGTATCCTGAGTGATTGTAGCAGTCAGAGATACAACGCCTGTAGTTGGATCAATAATAAACACACGGATCTTCTGATGCTCGAAAGACACAATGTATCTTTCATCATCTGAAAAGATAAACGGCTCAATCCTAATTTGCTGCGTCTTACTTGTGTCTATGGTTGTGTCAAACTCATAGATTTTCTGCGATCCAAAGCGTTTCTTTAGACCGCCCTCTGATTTAATCAGGAGATTAGTTATCTTCTTTGCCGCATTGTTATACACGCTCAAGTCTGTTCTTGAGATCATAGATGGGCTGAGTTCACCAAACTGAAAGTTAGTAAGAGGCACACGAATCTTAGTTGGCATTAGCTGCGCCTTTCAGAAATGAACCTCGAAGTAGTAAGCTTTCTTGTTGTCTGTTGTTGTGCATCTAGGTTTCTAGCTTTTGCCATAGCACGTTGCGCTTGGTTTTCCATAATGTTTGCAAGATTTGCATCCCTTGCAATAGATGAAGCAAAGATTGTTGCTAGCGCATATTCAACAGCAATAACAAAATATGAAGGCCAGTTCTCTTCACCAGCCCTAAATGAATAGTCGGCAATGACTACATCAGATGTAGATGTATCTGCGTATACTTTGTCGCCATAGATTTGATATTCAATTGGCAAGTCTGTAACTGTAATAGCGTGTACCATCAGATTATCTGTAGGTAGCTGGTAGGCATAATTGTACCTACCTGTAGGCGCGGCTGTAAGCCTGTTAAGCACAGCCTGATTTGTGGCAAACCGCCAGCGTGTGTTGACAAGAGATGCTCTTGCAACATCCTCATACATATTTACAGAGACAAGAGCCTCTGTAGTACCTTCATTAAATGAAGTAATCGGGTCTGCACCAATAAGAATTAATGCCTTGGCACAAATATCAATTGGTGAGTTGGATGCAATGCTGGTTACTGCCATGAAAGTTGAGGGGGCCGAAGCCCCCTCCCCCTATTAGTCGCCATCAGTATTGGTAATAGCAACACCGTTAACAATGTCGATTGTAGTACCATCGTTCTCATTGCAATATGCATGAGAGACTACTGGTGTTCCACCTGTTGCTGTTACACAGATGATTACATCGTTCTTGTTAATCATGTTGATTGCAGGAAGAAAATAATCTTCTACCCGAATAGCAGTTTGTGCCTCAGTAGTTGTGTAATACCACAACGCACGACCTGAACCGCCACCAATACGAACTAGGTTTGCTGCATCAAAAGCCATTATTCAGTCTCCTAGTTGTTGTCAAGAAGTTCATAGACACCGTTGTCGTCAATAACAACAGCACCCATAGACATCATTGAGGTTGCAAGGTGAGAGACTTTCTCGGCTACATAGTTCAGCTCAGTTGTAACGTCTGCGCCAATACCAAGACCTACAGCAGAAGTGTGGTAGGCCATGTTCTTGCCAGCAGTTACAGCAGAAGTTGAGAAGATCTTGAAGCCCAAGAACTCTTTCATTGTCATGCCGCCCGCAAATGGGAGGTTCTGATCGCCAACAAAGTCGCTAGAAGCAAACTCGTTGATTGCAAACAGATCAGCATAACCCTTTGGATGCATCGCAATGTAACGACCGCCATCCTCAGGAACATCGGCAGAACCAAATGTCTCAAACACAGACAGAAGCTGAGTCTTGCCAACAGCAGAACCAGCAGAACCAAGCTGAGTTGCGTTAGCACCAGCGTCCATTGCTGTGTAAAGAATGTCGTCAGTCTTACGACCAAGTGCTGCAGCAGCAGACTTAGCGACAGCTTGACGCTCATCGATGTTGGTCTTCAACTCATCCAGCTTGTCGATGTACTCGGCTGCATAGTAGTCAGCCATTGTTGTTTCAACATTGGTGTGAGCCAGTTCCATTGGAGTAACGTTGCCGTTACGAGACTTTGTTGAAGCAGAGCCAGTTCCGATTTTCTGGAAACGTACAGTGTTACCATTTACATTGCTTACTGAACGAACAGTGTTCCGCAACTTGGAACCCATACGCTGATAAGCCATATGAACTTCGGACTCGAACTGCTTAATAAAGGCTTGGTCAATTGTATTAGCCATTTTAAGCTTTCCTTATCAAAGAGAGTTACTATTGTCGCGGTTATCTGTTCAACATCCTCAACGCGATTGTCCTAGCGGGTCGCTCAGTGTATTACAGGCCGATTAGACGTATTATAAACACTAAATTGTACAGAATTGCAACGCACAAAACGTAACAGTTCGTGTCCATTAAGAATTAGACGCTCATCAAGAACAACAAAGCCAGACCAAGCCAACCACATTATTGTGTGGTGATGGTCAATAGGTACATAGTTTTCAATGAGATCGTAGGTTCCTTGAAGAAACTCAACGCCAACTCTGCTACTTTTTGCAAAGTTAAAATAATTTGCATCTATATCTGTTGTGCCAAGAAGCCAGACCCTAGCCTGATTGTCTTCTGTGGCAACAGTTCCACACATCCCAATAGGTGTGTCGTTGTGCATTACAGTATAGTTTTTTGTTCCCTCTGTCTCCAAGGGAATAGTCAAAGCTTCTATAGGAGATAGCATATGAATCGCGCACTCACGAATATCGTGAGGACGCATCTTTTCTGCAACATGCTTTGCATGTGAAAGAGTTGAGTCGGTAAGGTATATGTTACCGACTCTTGCGTACTCTCTAGCCATAAAGCTTCTTAAATCCATCCTCTACTTGACGGATAAAGTTTGCATCACGATTGCCAGCTTTCCAGTAACGCTCATCGCGCATCATCTCTTTCAAAGAGTCTTCATTGATTGCGCTTGCGCTGTTGGTAGATTCAGAGAAGGATGAGTCCTTCATAGATTCCATGATATGCTCAAGTGCCATAACACCATCGGCTGTTTCGCACATGCGCTCAATGGCTGGCATCACACTCTCTGGAAAGAAACGATTAGCAAACAAACTTACCGCTTCAGTACGAGCAGGAGCATTGTCGCCTAGCTTCTGCAACTCAGCATCATAGTCAGGAACATTAGCATTGATTGCATTAACATACATGTTGATGCCTTCGCTGAACTCTTCTTGAGAGAAACCATTCTCAAATGCATGTTCTGCCCACCAGCCAAGCAATTCATTATCTGCAGCAAGAGTTTCATCAATGCCTTCCGGCAGTTGATAGTCACCCTTATCCGCTGGTCTGTTTTGAAAAGCTTGCTCTTCTATTTCTTTCAGGAAAGCATCTTTAAGTTCTTGCTCTTTCTGACCAAGCTTACCCTCAAGAGACGAATAAGCAGCGGCTAGATCTTCCGCAGACTTAAACTTTTCTGGTAGCCACTCAGGGCGTGACTGTTCTTCTGTCTGGAGTAATGGATCGCCACCTTCTGTTACGATGCCAGAATCCTCTACTTGAGCCTCACCAGACTCTGCTACTTGACCCTCTTCACTCATTTATCTTCACCTTATGTCCGTGATTAATACGACCCTCAATGAGGCCAACGATATATCGCTGACCTTCAACATGCCGCAGTTCATCATTAGAAACTGCTGCACCATTCACTGATTCTATAGTAATAGATCGTAGGTAGCGCAATACTTCTTTTCCAGTGTCAGTGGAAAAGAGGCTTGCAACATTCTTGCTTATGATAGCGTCTTCACTCTTTCTGCGGCGAAATCCGTCAATACCTACAAAGTTATTGCTGTCCACCAATAAGCTGCTCCTGTTGACTCGTCAATTGCTGTTGCTGTGCATACTGTTGCGCCATTGCAACCAGTTGCTGTCGCTCGTTCAAATCACGAATCAGAGTATCAGGTACACCAAACTTCTTAGCTAGATACACGGCTGTCTCTTCAGAGTTGATTAGAATGTTAGTAATCTCAGGCCCAAAGCGTCCCTGTACTAACTCAAGGAACCGAGCAACAGAAGTAATATCCTGATTTGCTTGCGCTTG